AGAGGTAACAGATTTAGTCTGGATTCTAGCAACCATTTTACCATCAGCATCTGTGCCATCATCATCAGCATTTGCTGCATTAGCGAAACGTATATCACCAATTCTTTCATCATTTGCATTAGATGTTGCAGAAAGAACGACAGTACCAGTATCTGTACCACCAGCAATTCCACTATTTCCTATTTCTAAAAAAGTACTTTGAGTATCTAATGAGAACGTATTACCGTTTGTTGTACCTACTGCACCTTTGTTTTGACCAGATGTAGAAAAAACTGGATAAGAATCATGATACATAGCAGAGCCACCATCTTTAGTAGCTGTAAAAAAGTTTTCTCCACTAGAATGTTTAAGAGCAATGTTAGAACCTGTTGTAACAAAGTTACCATTTGCTGATTTAACATCACTATTAAAGGTAGCTGCACCAGCATCTGCTCCAGAAATAGTTAAGAAAGTAGTATCAGTAGAGCCATCTGTACCTTTTAAAATAATATTACTATCACTAGCTTGAGCATCAATTGTAATATTACCTGATGTAGTTGTAAGCGTAACTGCTGCATCACCAGCCGATAAATTATCAGCAGCCATAGCTAAAGCTTCAGCAGAAATATAAGAGTTTAATTGTGAAGCATTGATGTATTTGGTTGTACCACCATCATCAATCAACAGCTTATCACTATCGGCAACAGTTATACTTGTACCATCTGTAGCACCATCAATCTGTACAGCAGCACCAGATACTTTATCTGCCGTTGTAATCGTAGATAGTTTACTATCAGCAATAGAGCCAGCTAATTGATCGTTTGATACACCACCTGACTTGATACTAACAGCACCAGAGCTAACATCAAAATCAGCAGAAGCAAAAGAAGCTACACCCTTGTTACTTGTACTTGCATCTTCACCAGCAATTGTAATCGTATTACCAGTAGCAGAAGTATCGATACCCTCACCACCAGCAATGGTTAATGTTTCACTATCAAGATCAATCGCTATCGTACCACTATCTGTGGTAGCATCTAAGTCTTGTGCTGTAACCTGACTATCAACATAAGCTTTCACAGATTGTTGTGTAGGAACAAGTGTAGCACTATTGCTTGACATATCATCTTCGTCAACAAAAGCCGTGATTGTTATTGATCCATCAGCCAATGAACCAAAGTTTACCGTACCAGCAGTTGTTATAGTACCACCAGTAATAACTCCAGTAAGTGTTAGTGTATTATCACCAATCGCATTTTGTATTGTTGTAATTGTAGAACTGTCACCTACAGCTTCTACTGCACCAGTTGTAGCGTGAAACCCTAGTATCTTACCAAGCCTACTAGCCTTTAATGGTATTGTCATAGTTGCAGCATCATCATTATCAGTTAATCTTACTGATCTATCAATACGATCTTGCAAGTCATCAAACAAAGCTATGTTTCTATCAAGCTCTGTATTCAATGTAGCTATTGGAAAAGCACCAGATGTTGGAAAATCTGTTGTTCTTTTAAAATCTATGTCCCTAAATATAATAACAGTACCAGATGATACTGCATTTCCAGATGTCATAGTAACTGTGCCAGTGGCACCATTTCCACCAGATACTGTATAATGTGTAGTAAGTGTTTTTGTTGTACCACCAACAACTACAACTAAATCTGCGTCATCAAAAAACTCAAAAGGTACAGCAAATGACGTTGTTGATGTACTTACCGTGTATGATATTCGTGGTGCATTATCTGTTAAATCTATAGTCATGGCAAAATCATACCCTTTCTAAAAAAATTATCAATCAATTTTCGCATCAAGTGCATTTGTCATCTCATTTACTGAGTCTTTCCACCAGTAAACTCGCATAAAAGGCAATGATCGAATTAAGTCTTTTGCTCCAGCACCAGTATCTCCAACTAACATTTCTTTTAAACCTTGTGCATATGTAAAACCAATAGAAGGTGCAGCACCAGTAAGCCCTATAACAGCTTCTGAAGCTGTATCTTTATATTTTGGACCAATCACACCAAGACCTAAATCTGGCCCTCCTAAAGCATTTACAGTATGCATAGAAGTATAATAAATATCAGAGTATAAAGCAGCTAATCCAGATTGGTCAAATGACCTGGCAAATCTATCTGTGTAACTCATTTTATCCCAAGCCCAATCTGGTGTTTTTATTTTTAACGACATATAAGCAAGAATCATAGCCATTGCAGCTGCAGCAGCTCTATTTTTTGCAGTTCCATTTGCATATGCAAGTGTAATTTTATTAACAGCTGCAAAAGCATATGAGTAAAATTGTAATGGCATAGCCAAAATACCACTTTCTATTCTTGTATATCCTTTTACTTGTGCATCTTCTACAGGATTTTTAAATCCAGCTCTACGCATTGTATCTAATCTTACATAAACTATACCATCCATTAATATTGGCTTATCTGCTGGTGTTCCCATAAGTATTGTATTCATTACACCACCATTTAATGCACGACGAAATGCAATAGTAGCTTCTTGGTCTTTCCATTTTTCTGTATTACCAACATACAAATCTCTATTACTTTTTTGAAATGGTTGTTTAGATATTTTAATAGCAAGCTCATCTGTAATGCCAGCTTGCGCCATAAATTGTGCATCTTGATCTGATATTTTTTGTTTTTTTGATATTTTAACAGATAAATCTATAATTTTATGACTACGTGCAATAGAATCCCAAAACTTAAATGTATTAGTTATTGGACCCAACATATTTAATACATAAAAAACATCACGTGCTTTGTCCCATATGCCATTTCTAAGAGGATTACCAACTTCTTCTGATATTTGACGCATATGCAAAGAGCCTAGAACTGTATCGTTAGCTTCACCAGAAAGATCAACATCTTTTCTTGATATATTTTTTAGATTGCTATCAATCATATCAAACATACTTTTAAAAAACACTTTTGTTTCATGTTCCATAAGTATTTTTGATGGCTCTGATATTGCAGCTAAACCAGCAGAACCTAAAAAATTAGTTTCTGCAGCTCTTCTTAATATTAATGCAATCCTGTTATCTAAACGATCTGGATTTTTAATCAATGTTCCAACAATTCTATCATAAAGATGTTTAAAATTCATAACATCTTCTTGTATAGATTCAGTGCTTTGACCTACTCTTCGACCAGCTTCTTCAATATCAATCAAAACTTCATCAATATCTTTAAGACCAAATTTCTTTTTAAATTGATACATTGGTGCAGTTCTTTGAACATAAGCAAACATAACTTTAGCTACATCAGTTTCTATAAATTCAGCTACTAGTTCATTAGGAATATCTAGTTTTCTATGTTTTAAATGTTTTGATTTACCAGCACCAAAATAAGTATTATCTGGATTTGCAAAATCGTTTTCACCCAAAATAGAATCAATAATATTTTCAACACGTGCATCTACGTCAATATCATCTATTGATAATTCTTTTTGATTCCATCTTGTTTGTTCTAAACCTGTAAATTCATCTATTGCTGTATCTTCTGTCCATACTCTAGCATTAGGAAAATCTAAAGAACCATCTTCTTTAATGTTTGGTTCTTGTATCCAGCTTTTTAATATATTAGCAAGCTTCTCTCTATTTTTACGTATATAATCTTTATTCCAATATCTAGGAAAAAATACTTCATCTAATATTTCACCTTTTATATTACGTATTTTATTTTCTGCTGCTTTTATACCAGCTTCATATTTTAATAAACTTTCTCTATAATAACTTATTGCTCTTGTTTTACCCACAAATGCACCACGTAATTTATTACCTAACAATGGTAATAAATTCTCAAAATATGTTTCAAAGTTTTCTGGTTGTAATCTTCTTAAATCAACTGTATTTTTTCTTTTTTTATCATAGGCTCTTCTTAATTTATCACGTATTTGCAAAATACTATCTGTTTCTTTAAATGATACTTTGTTTGCTTTAGCAGCTTTTCTTATTTCAGCAATAGGCATCCTTATAATATCTGCCCTATCCATACCTACAAATTCCATTGCTTCATCAGATAAATTAAATTGTTTAATAATTCTGTTTAATAAATCTAATTCATCTTTAAATGCTTTTGTATTTGCTATTTTGCTTATTTTAGCTTGATCTTTGCCTTCACTTGATTCAATAAATTCAAGTATATTATCTCGTAATGCTTGTTGTTTTTCTGTAAGACCTCTTGTTTTAAACTGTTCTTCAAGAGAATCTAATATTTGTTTCTTTTTAGATGTATTGGAAGATGCATAATCAGCAGTTTTTGATACAGTAACAGCAATCTTATTTAATAATTCATCAATACTATTTTCAGTTTTATTAATTTTATCTTTAAATTCTGCAGCTCTAACTTTCATTTCATGCAAATTACCAAGAATACCAGTTTCTTGTAATCTACCATCCCATTTTTCAAAAAACTTTCTTACAAGTTCTACTGCTTTTGATTCTTCACGTGTTAAGTCTTTTGATTTACTAATATATTTATTACCAATTCTATCTAAAAATTCTTCAAAAACTTCTTCTCTATCACCAAATGGTATAATATTTTTTACTTTTCTAAATGCGTTTGTTGTATTATATCCAAGTTTAAAATTACCAGAACCTTTAACCCATAAATTTGATAATTCTTTATATAAATCAAGAACTTCACCTCGTAATGGTCCAGCATCTAAGAAAACACTACCAGTGTCATTTTCTTCACCTAACTTTGCAGCAACTTTTTTTACATGAGTTTCAAGTAAAAGACCTTGATCCATAGCTAATTTTAAACCATAAAGTTTTATTAATCTATTATTTGATTTATTTAATATAGATTTTAATGGACCAAAATTAGTTATTTTAGCTAATGCTTTTCCACCGATTCTTGGAGTGATTACACTTAAATCTTCACCTTTTTCTAAAGCAACTTTTTTTTGAAATTCTGCAATTTCTACATAATTTAATTCTTGTTTTTTTGGATTTATTTGTCTTTCAAAAAAGTTTTCTGGTGTTTCATCACCACCACGTAAGAAAAAAGTTTGTTGATCTAAAACTTCTTCTACTGCTTGTTTTTTTAAATTATCTATTTCAATATTTAATTGTCTTATACGATTTATTTCATTTGAAAAACGAGTAGGTTGATTAATATTAATTGATTCTTCTAAATCTTTTTTAGTTGTAGATAATTCTTTTATTTTTTTATTTATATTTTTTGGAATATCTCTTACTCTCAATCTATCAAATGCTGTTATTTTAGCTACTTCTGTAAGTTTTTTTATATAACCTTCTGTTTCTTTTTGTCTTTTTTCTAATCTATCAATATCTTTAATTAGTAAATCTTTTTGTTGCTTTAACCATACTTCATCTTTATTTCTTATATTTTCTGGTACTTTAATATTTAAAATATCATTGTATTCTTTTGTAACAAAAGATTCATCAGTTTTAGCACCTACATAGTCACTATCATATCTTTTTGATGTATCTTTTAAATTATCAAATAGTTGTTTTTCAGCTAAACTTCTTTTAGTCATAGGTACTGATATTAAACCACCAAGAACACCACCAGCCAAACCAGCACCAAATATGTTAAATGCAACTTCTGTAGGTGATGACAATGGATCAAATGGATGTCTTAATGCTTCTGCACCAGCTTGCAATGTTGCAGTTCCTACACCAACTCTTAAAGCAGATTTACCAACTCCAAAAGCTGGACCACCAAAAGGCAATGCTATAAAATTTATAGGATCAAAAAACCCTGCTGCAATTTGACTAACAAAAGAAGAATCCATTAATAATCTTCTTCTTTCAAATGAATCATCTATATTTTTAACTATTTTATTATAATGATATTGATTATTTGCTTTATTAAGAGTGTCACTAAAATCTACATATTGATTATAGTTAGGCATTTGAGTTGGATCAAATGTATCATCAACTTCTTGTACTTTATTATCAAAAAACAATTTAGCTCTTTCATAAAATGGATCATATGAATATGCAAATTGAGCTTGAAATGTTTCGCCAAATGTTGGACTATCACGATAAGTCTGTGATCCTCTATCATAATACGAACGATACCTTATACCAGGTCGTATTATAGGAGGAGCTAAACTTCTTTGTATTTTTTCATTCATCTTGTTTGCATTATCATACTACTAATCGGATCAACGTAAGATTTACTACCACTAAATTCTTCTTCAATTTTTTCTTCTTCTTCTTTATATTCATTTGGATTAAATTGAACTGGTATTTGAAGTGGCTCACCATTAGAATCTACTTCTGGCAAAAAATAATAATCATTACCTGTATAATTTCTAACCATTATTCTATATTCAAAATTATCTGAATCAACATTAACAGGGTATAACATAAAGGAATGACCAATTTCTTTTGCTTTATCTTCTAATCCAAGAGCAGCTAAAACATTTAACTTAAATGATTTATCCATGTCTAATAAATAATCTGCATTTACTAAAGCTGCTGGTAAATTTAATAAAGTTGCACCTTTTGCAACATATTCTACTGTTCTTCCAACCATATTAAAAAAACCACCACTCATTAAATCTTTTTCTTTTACACTATTAATATCAAAAGAAGGAACAAAACCTTTATGATATTTTTCAAAATATTTTATATACTTTTCATCAGTGTATTTTTTTTGAATTTTATTAATTGCCTTAATTGCTTGAGCTTCACCACCATATTGTAATATGGGTGATTGTTGACTATGTAAATCTCTTTGTCTTAATATTGGATCGTAAAGAACACCTAAGTTTTCTGGAAAAACTTCATTTATAAATTTGTCTATATCACCATGAATAGCTTCAAATGAATTTACTGTATTATTTAAAGGTTGCAAAAGTAAACCTCTTGCTCTTGCTTTTACTACTTTTGTCATTAAACCAATATTAACAGGACTATAATTTTCTGATAAATAATCTGTTACTAATGCTGTTAGTTTATCATCTACTTTTTTAATAACTTTAGTATCTGTAGGTGAAACATCAATTTTTCTTGCTAGAGATTGTGCAACAGTAATATCTGAAAAAGAAGCAACATAATCATCAAGCATTGAATCTATTTCATTATCAGAATAACCTTGTTTAAAAACATGAAGTTGTTCTAATGTAGCAAATATATCTTCCTTTATTGGACCACCTTTATTTGCAAATCTATAGTGCATTTTTCCATCACCATAATTTTTTTGTCTTACTTGACCATATATCTGAAGAGCATTTAAAAGACGTTCACCACGATATAAACCATTTGCAAGATTATTTAATATTGATTGTGTTGCAGTATTTATTGGTACATCTCTATCTAATTCTGTTAACCAGGGTTGACTATCTGCAAAATAATTTACATCACGAAGATAAAGTTCTTTTAAATCATCTTCATTTGCACCCTCAGACAACATATTTGCAGCTTGTGCCATTAATAAAGCATTTTGACTTAATATATCTCTATTGGCTGGTGTGTTAGAAATATTTTTATTATACCTTAATTTTGTTTGTATTAATGATATATTTCTTTGAGTTTGATTTTGTTGTACATCTGTACCAATTTGTTTTTTCAAACCATATCTTTGTGTAAGACCATCAAATATATTATATGTTGGTTCAAAAGAATCCATATATCCAATACCAACTAAATTACTTTTTAAATTTGGTATTTGATTTCTTAGATTTTGTAAATTTTTTAATTTTTCTTTTGGCACTAATTGAAGAATAGTTTCTTCAAATTCTTTTTTAGATATAGTAGGATCACTAGAAACATACTTTATTGTAGCATCAAGCAATGCTTGTGTAGACCTACCAGTTCTATAAATTGGTCCAAAAGCTTTTTCAAACTCATTAAATAAAACTAAATTTATTCCTTCTTCTAATCTTCTATCTCTAAAAGTATTTGTAATATAAGGTTTTTTAAATATATTTCTTAATTGATCTGAAAACTGGTTAAAATTATTAAATAAATTAGTAGGATCATCTCTCATATTTCCAATAAATTCATTTAATTCAACATTAGCTTGATCCTCAGCAATAACTTGTAATTGCTCTCTACCATATTTAGAATTAATTTTACTTTTTGTTATTGCATTTTTTTCTTTTAGTGTTGCACCTAATACAGATATTTCATTATTTGATAAACCTTTTGTTAGTTTTTCTAATTCTCTTCCATAAAAGTTTAATTTTTTATTTTGTTTTAAAGTTTGTATTGCATCATTTAAAGCATCAGGACTATCAAAAGCATAATTTAAAACTAACTTTAATAATTCTCCATTTTCAATATCACCTTGTTCACCAATTATATCATCAAAAACACTTTCATTATAAATTGTAGATGAAAAAGATACTGCTTTAGGTGCAATTTTATTTCTTTGTATTAATGCTATTTCTTGTTTTGCAGTAATTAAGTTTTGTGAACGTAACTCTTTAATGTCCTCTTCAATATCTTTTTGTAATGTCTGATATTTCTTTTGTGAAAAAGTATCATTTATTTTTGCAAGTGAAGTAACTGTATTAATTTTATCCTGTATACCCTCAATACTATCAACAATTAAATCCTGTCTTGCTTGTGCAGCTACTTGTCTTTCTATTGATTTTGCAGTTTGTGCTAAATAGTCTGCACCATTACTATCTATAAATTGTTTAGCCCAACCTTTAGCATTTTCAGACATTGCTGAAAGTCTGGAGTTCAATCTAGTTGTAAATGCTTGTAATCTATTTGGACTATTTAATGTCTGTGTATTAGCATCTTCTGCTGCAATTTTTATTTCTTTTACAATTTCAGATTTAAATCTTTTCTTTATAATTTCATTAAAAACTTGATTGTCTATTTGAAAATTATCTTGTCTATAAGCTTTTGGTAATCCAGTTTGAGGATCAATACCAGTTACAAATTGTGTTTCTACAGCTTCAGCTTCTTCTTGACCACGTCTTAGAGCTTGTTCTTTTGCTAAAGGTTCTATTGTTTTTATTATTTGTGCTGCATTATCTGCTATAGAACGATTAAGTATTTCACCACTTCTATCTGCATTAGCAACACCAATTCTACCAATACTAAATCTATTTTGTTCTTTAACTGCCATTATGCAAGCCTTCGATAATTATAATATCCAGTGCCAAGTGTTGTTGCTGCACCAAGTAAACCAGCTTGAAACAATGCCCTTCCTTCTGCACGTGCAACCTCTTGTCTTTGTTTACTTACTCTATCAGCCATAAATGCAGATAACTGTATTCCACCAATATCTTCACTAACTATATTTTCATTTTCTTCAAGGAACTTATCAAAAGACTGATCGTATCTTCCTTTATAAGCTTGATCTGCAAGATTGCTTGCAAGTAAAATACTTGCTTGTTTTCTTCTTCTATTCTCATTTTGTAATGCAATCAATTTATCTTGTTCTGCTTGTAACTCTAAATTATAAGCTTCTTGATTTTTTGCTTGTCTTTGTGCAATACCAGTTTGGTATTGACCATATGCATTTATACCGGCAAACAATAAACCTATGGCTGGAACAATTGGTATTGGCATTATATTTGTACCTCCGCAATAACACTATTAATTTGTATAGATAGTGGTGCTCTTTGTGTAATTGTTAATTGTGGATCACGACTATATCCTAAGAGCCTTACTTCTCTTTTTCCAGTAATAGCTAATTTATCAAGTGAAAAATCATCAGTAACATTTAATATTTCAATAGCTCTATTATTTATCGAAACTGAAAGTGTATTATTTAAATCTAATATAACTCTTCCTAAACCTCTTAACATACCAGTTGAAGGTCCATTTGCAGTTTGTATATCTAATGGATTAGTTTTTAATTCAATAGGATATTTAAATCCAATTTCAACAAAGCCAGGTTCTTTTGTTATTGATGAAATATCTATTTCATTATTTGAAACAATAAATTGACCTATATAATGTGTGCTTGAAGTACCAACAATAACATCAACAACAGCACCATTATTAAAATGACCAGAGGTTATAGGAATTACACCATTCAAACTATTAGATATTGCTTTTCTTTCTGCATGATCCAAATTAAAATTATTATCAATTTCCATCAAACAAAGATTTTTTGTTCCATTACCTTTATCATATTTACCAATAATAAATACTTTTTCATCAATAGTACAAACTGAGTGAAAAGAAGCAGAAGTTTCAACTGTTACATTTGCAGTATTTACAGTTGTATTTTTAAATCCTTTAGTAGTAAATTGTGTCCAACCAGCACGTTTTTCTGATCTATTAGAATTAAATACAGCCATTGTTCCATCACTATTTACCATAAAGATATAAGATTCTGGTCTTTCTATTGCAGCTTGCAATGATGTCATTTGCACTGGTGTAATAATTAAATGAGAAGATATAAGTGATACTGCATTTGCAACATATGCAGATTCTGTATCAGAAAAGATAAACTCTCGAACAACACTACCTGATCTTTGAACATATAAAGTGGCACCATCAAAAACAAATGGTTTTACATCTGCTACACCATAAGGAGTTTGTCTACGAACCATTGCATTTTGTGGGGTAACTGGTGTATTTTCAAATGCTGGTACAATAAACTCTGATGTTACTGTAAACACTTGTAGATCACGATTTGATACTAAATGTTTTATTTGATCTAATTCACCAACACTAGATGATAATTGTATTGATTCATTATCTAATGCAGTTCCAATATTAAAATTAAAAAACTCACCAGATTGAGAAGCCCAAATACCGTCTGGTTGTGCTAATGTACCACCAAACCACAATCGACCTTCGTGAAAACAAATGGCTGCTGGAAACCCACGAATAGCAGAATATGATTGTTCCTCCCAATCTGTTGTAGGTGCAGTCGTTGTCAAACGAGGCGCACCTCCACCATCAACAGAAGCATTAGCACTTGCACCAGCAGTAACTGTAAAGGTATTATCATCAATAACTGATGTTACACTTCTTGCTCCATTTAAATTGCTATTGGATATTCCAGCTACTGTATCTGTTTCAGATATTGTAACACTATCACCCACAGAAAGATTATGAAGTGGCATTGTTATTTCTATTGTTGTACTATCTTTTATTGTTCTTATTGCATTAATACCAAGTTTTGCAAAAAGACTATCAGCTATATTACCAGTTGCATGAGAACCAGAAGTAACAGCAGTTATATCTATTTCTCTTTTTCTATATCTTAATGTAAGTCCAACGTGCAAGGAATTACTATATCCACCACCATTTGTTGATCCATCATCAAAATAAGTAACTGCTCTAAAATTAGTTGTATCTGAGTTAGGTGCTGTATTTGATGGATTTATATCAGCAATCACTTCATAAACTTGATTACTATGTGTTACATGATCTCCTATTTCATATCCAGTTCCACTACTCCAAGCTCCTCTATCAGTACCTGGTGGTTTTACAATTACAGTAATACCATTTCCAGAAGTAGCACTTGGTGTAAGAGTAAAGCCAGCTTGATGAAAATGATAATAAGGTTGATAGGTTTCTTTTGCATCACCTTTTAAATCAAATGAAAACGGTGATATTTGAAAAGTAAGTAAGGATGTTCTAACAATCTTTAATGTGTTAAATGCATTATGTGCAAGAAAAAGAACATCACCAGATTGTGCGTAAGTAATTTGTTTTAATCTTGCTTCTGTTATTCTAGTATTTAAAGATGTACCAGTAGTATCAGAAGTAAGAGTAGTTGAAGATAAATTTGAAACAGCATTTGCTTGAACATTTCCAGAAGCATCAAAACCGACTATAAAAAATTCTATTTTGCCAGCAGATAAAGCAATTATATATCTTTCATCATCACTAAATATAAATGGTATAAGTCTTACTTGTTGTTCTACATTATCATCTACTGTTGTTCCAAAATTATGAATCCATTTTGTTCCAGATCGTTTTATAACACCACCCTCAGCACGTATAAGAAAGTTTGTTAATTTTTGTGCTGAGTTGTTATAAACTTGTGTATCAGTTCTTGCAATCAAAGATGGGCTAATTTCCCCAAATTGAAAATTAGTAAATGGTATTCTAACGACTTGCATTAGCTTCTTCTCGCAGTTAAGAACCTACTTGTTTCAAGTTTACGTGTAGTTTGTTGTTGTGAATCTAGTGATCTTGCTTTTGCCATAGAAGATTCTGCACGTTCTGTCATAAGTGATGCCAGACTTGCATCTCTTGCTATAGATGTTGCAAAGATTATAGCTAAAGAAAACTCAACAGCTAACGTAAAATAAGAGGGAAAATCAACTTCACTTGCTCTAAAGCTATAATCTACTATTACTGTATCTGTTTCTGTAGTATCTGCAAATAGTTTATCTCCATAAACTTGATACTCAATTAAATTACCATTGACTGTTGCACCATGAAGCATAATCATATCTGAAGGTAATTGATAAGCATAATCATATCTTCCAGTTGGTGCATCTGTAAGTCTATTAACTATCTTTTGATTTGTTGCAAATCGCCATCTTGAATTAACTAAAGCTGCTTGAACAACATCTTCATACATATTTACAGCTACTGTAGCTTCTGTTGTTCCATCATCAAAAGATGATATAGGCTCTGCACCAATCAGTATTAATGCCCTACTGCATATATCTAATGGTGTATCTGCTGTGCTACTTGTTAGAGCCATATATAGTTATGGGGGAGCATAACTCCCCCATCTCCTTTTTTAGTCACCATCTGTTTCTGCTATAGCTGTACCATCTGATACGTCTACAACTGAACCAGTATTTGATAGAACAGTAACATGATGAGTTGTTGGTGTGTTAGTATCTTTTACAATAATAACATCACGAACTTTAAGCATATTAGCTGAACTATTAAAATAACCAGCACTATTTACTGTAGCTATTGTATCTGTAGTTGTGTAAACCCAAGTGTTTCCATTTGAATCTCCACCCATTCTACAAAGTCCACTTGCTGAATAAGCCATTAATTAACCTCCTATTAATTATTATCTAAGACTTCATAAACACCATTGTCATCAATAACAACAGCACCCATTGACATCATAGAGTTAGTTAAATGTGCAGCCCTTTCAGCAACATAATTTACTTCAGTTGAAACATCTGCACCTATACCAAGTCCTACTGCAGAAGTATGATAAGCCATATTTTTACCAGCAGTAATTGCTGATGTTGAAAAGATTTGAAAACCTAAAAAGTTTTTCATTGTCATTCCACCAGCAAAAGGTAAATTTTGTTCACCAACAAAATCTGAACTTGCAAACTCATTTATGTTAAATAAATCTGCAAAACCTTTTGGATGCATAGCTAAATATCTTCCACCATCTTCTGGAATATTAGCAGTACCCATAGTTTCAAATAATGATAGTAAATCAGCTTTTTCAACAGCACTACTTGTGTCATGAATCTGTGTACTATTAGCACCAGCATCCATAGCAGTATAAAGTATTTCATCTGTCTTTCGACCAAGAGCAGCAGCTGCACTTTTTGCAACAGCTTGTCTTTCGTCTATGTTTATTTTTAACTCGTCAAGCTTATCGATAAACTCTGGAGCATAAAAATCTTGCATAGTAGCTTCAACATTTGTATGAGCTAGTTCCATTGGAGTTACTAAACCATTTCTTGATTTGGTATTAGCACTTCCAGTTCCTATTTTCTGAAAGCGAACAACACTTCCAGCAACATTGCCTACAGTTCTAACTGTGTTTCTTAGCTTTGATCCCATTCTTTGATATGCCAAGTGAACGTCAGATTCAAACTGTTTGATAAAGGCTTGATCTATTGTATTAGCCATTACGACCTCGTTTGTTAAAGTTTCACCAACGTCATTGATTATCTGCTTTAACTACGTCAATGCAATTATCCATACAGGGTTGCTAGTGCATTGCAGGTCTTGACAATTTCTATATAAACTAAATTTTTAAATGATTGCAACGAAAAAATTTATAAAATAAACTATTTTCAATAGCATATTTTTTATCTTCTAGTTCAAAACCACACCATTTTAACCAATTTATTGTGTCTGTATGATGTTTTGGAACATAATTATATATCTTTTTATAGTCACCTTGTAATAATTTTATCACACCACGACAACCTTTTAGAAATGATATTCTATATTTATCAATACCATGTGTACCAAGCATCCAAACAACACCACAATTTTTTTCAAATCTTGAATCACAAACACCCAACATAGCAATAGGTATGCGTTCAACTGTTATTGTATAGGTTATAGCTTCTTTATCATATATTGCAGATTGAAATACTTCTCTTGGATCAATTTTATGAAGTCTACATTCTTCAATATCATTTTCTCTCAAGTATGGATAGATTAAGTCTATATCATTAGAACAAGCAAATCTTAATCTAAGTTTTCCAGAAGAACTAAGTTCCATTGGGATACAATCTTCTGTATCCTTCATCTACCATTTTAACAAAATCTGCATCCCTTGCAACTGGATCATGGTATCTTGGGTCTTTTTGTAACTCTCTTAAAGAATCCATTGTAATTTTATTTGGTGATTCAGATTGAACATTTGGTCTATCTTTCATTTGTTCCATAAAATGTTCAAGAACCATTATACCATCAGCAGTTTCTGTTATAGATTCTATTGATTGTCTTAATGTATCTGGAAAGAATTTGTTAGACCAAAGCTCAACTGCTTGTACTCTTTCTTCTCCATTATCTCCAAGTCTTTTCATTTCAGTTTCTGGATCAGGTATATTAGCATTAATACGTTCAATATATTTTTCTATACCAGTGCTAAATTCTTCTTGTGATGAACCATTTTCAAAAGAATAATCAGCCCACCACTTTAACAATGGGTCGTCTGCAGACATAGATTGATCTATATTTTCTGGTAAAATGTAATCACCAACCTTTTCTGGTCTATCTTTATAGGCTTCTACTTGTAGTTCTTCTTCCCATTGTTTCTTTAAATCTTGTTCTTTTTGACCAATCTTTTTTTCAAGATTACTATATGCTTCAGCTAAATCTTTTTCTGATTTAAATTTTTCTGGCAACCATTCTGGTCTGTCAGTTATGTCAGTTGTGTCAGTTGTGTCAGCACTTTCTTGTGCTTGAGTAAAAGATTCTAAGGTTGTTTCACGTGAAACATCTTCAGTTGTTTGATTTTCTTCAGCCATTTGTTTTTATCCTCTTTGAGTGTTTGATTCTGTTTTCAACGATTGCAACAATATATCTTTGACCTTCATGATGCAAAAGTTGGTTAGGTTCAATAATTGGTCCATTAACACTTTCAATAGTTATTGACCTTAAATAATTCAATACCTCTTTTCCAGCAGGGGTATCAAATACTGCACTTACATTTTTACTTATTATTTCATCTGATTCTTTTGTTCTTTGTATCCCATCAATACCAACATAACTATTGCGTTGCAACTTCTTCTCCTTGCTGTTGTGCTTGTTGCATCTGTGCTTGTTGCATCATTTGTGCTTGTTGCATAATCTGTGTTATCTGTTGTCTTTCATTAGCATCTCTTATCAAGCTATCTGGTACACCATATTTTTTAGCAAGATAGGTTGCAACTTCTTCACCACTAACAAGTAAATTCATTATTTCTGGACCAAATCCTTGTTGAACAACTTGTAACCATTGTGTTGTAGAACTTATATCTTGTCTTGATTGTGCCTGACTTAATGGAGATGATGACCTTACTTTCACTTGTCTGCCATTTACTGTTGGTATTTCTATTCTTCCTTGTTTTCTAAGAATATGAACTACTCTTTGTAAAACTGGTTGTACCATTTCTGATTGTAATCTACCAAATGCAGAACCAATTTGCCTTGATAAATCAGCCATACGTTCTGCTATCTCTGTTGCAGTAGCTGGTGTTTTATTTGGATCACCTAGCATTTCATTATACAAAGCTTTCTTAATATTCATTCTCATTTCTGAAAATATAAATTGACTTACATCAAAGTTGCCAGCAGCCCTTATTGGTTGCAATCCAGCCGAGTTTGGTGCTTTTGGTATAACTGTCCCAGGTACTAAACTAATTGTATCTGGATTAACTATACCATCATCATCTAGTTGATAGATACCAGATATAGCCATTTGTGCATTTTCTAACACAAGTTGCATTGTAAGATTTGTAGTTTTTACAGCAGAAAGTGCATTCATTAGTGGTCCTCGACCATAAATTTCACCACTACATTTAGACCAACGAAAGCAAATATAGGGATTTGAACCAACACCATCAAAGGAATTGTTTCTAATAAGTGTTTTACTTTCACAATCTACAACATAATCAAAGTGTGCATCTTGATTTAATTTAGAATAATCTTTGCAAACAACCTCCAATATCTTTGTTTTTGCATCTGGAGTCTGTTGCATCTTATCTATTAACTGTTTAGAGAAATTACCATTAGGATACAGTAAAGGAATATGAGAATAACGAACATTTCTCTCTCGGTAAACATGATCTATTTTATCATCAGGACCAGTATCTAATACTACATGAGGTAAAGGTATTGCTGAAAACACAATCGGTTGTACTGCATCACCTTCAGTTACATGAAGAACACCAGTGCCTACTGCCAAATCCATAAATGACTCATGAACTTCCTGACCGAAGTTTGAGTTTTGTAATATTTCAAAAACATATTCTGTTACCTCATCTAAATCATTATTGACTGCTTCACGTTGATCTTTAGGTACTTCAGAGCCAGCAATGAAATCAGCCCATCTTGCAAAGTTTGGAACTAGACCTTGTTGTAATCTTGATGCAAACTCTTGAACACCAACAACAGCTGTTTCATCAAATATCTTTTCATCTCTTCTTTGTCCTATTGATTCTGTATAAAAAGATTCTCTTTGTGGCATAGAAAATTCATAACATTCTTCAAACAAAGGTACGAATTGATCCCTTACTGTCTTTGCTCTTTGGTATTTATCCATCAATTCTTTAGCAATTTGTTCATCAGAAAGGTTATGAAAGTTAAATATCATTATACTCTACCCCCATAATAACCCATACCTGTACTTGTAAGAAGTGATCTTCTACCTCTAGCACGACCACGACCCATTAAACGTGTACGTTTTTTTCTTTGTGTTTGTGCTAAAGATTCGCCTTTACCAAGTCTTTCTGTTGTAAGGTCTGGTGCTTTTGGCTCTTGTGGTGCTTGAACATACTGAACAAGAGGAGTACCACGTCTTACTTGGCTTTCCGTTGCCTTTTCTTTGGCTCTGGCTTTTTCTGCTTCCTGACGTTCACGTTCGGCTTTTTGGGCTGCTTCCGCTTCCAAATCCCTCGTAGGAGCAGAGCTACCACCTCCAAATAAACACATATTAACCTCCTAATCTTTGCCATATACTTCTCTTCTTAAATGGTTTTCGTTTAAATATATCATAGTCCGTTCTCGCATTAAACGAAGAAAGGGGTTTTTGTCCAGCCATAAGTTGCCTTCCTTCTCCAGCACCCAACATTAGGTACTGTAAAGCATCATGAATATGAGAATACATATTTTTTTCTGGTTTGTCATCATATCTTTCTCCTGACACTTGCATTCTTCTATAGGAATATCCTCCTTGAAATCCTTTTATCAGCATTGGACACCTTCTGTCTATCAAAAAAGATGGTTTACCATCTGACATTTTAGTCAACTGTGATGAAACTGACTCTAATCTAAGGTCTACACTATTCGAAGGTGCTGGGATAGCCCTCAGCCCAGCACCCCTTAATATCTGAAATGGAGTCGATTCATCTGTTTGCGCTCTAAAATCACCAGCTGGATCACCAATAATGTTTACATCAAGACCAGCAAACCGTGTTGCTATTTCTTGTCGTAACAATTCTGCAAATCGAACTATACCCATATCAATAGCAACAATTTCTGATTGTATTAACCAACGACCTCTAACTTTTTGACCAAAAACAGCAGCTGGAGTAAGACCAAAATCAATACCAATGTACAAAGGAACACCCATTGCAATAGGTATTTCTTCAGTTGCAATATGCGTTTCACTAACAAACTGTGGATATACAGGTTTTCCTTCCTGTATTGCACCCAATCTATTCATTACATAAACATCTATCCAACTTTTAGTCTTACCACGAATAAGATTAGAATAATAAGTATCTAAAATGTTAGTACAGTTCTCTGCTTTTTTATTCATACTGTAATCTTTTACTTCTCCACGATCATCAAGTGTTTCTTTCATTGCTGGTGGTTGTGTAAAAAATCCCCAGTTATCAGGTTTAATTAGCATCTTTGCTTGTTCTTTTGGAATATGATCTGGTATTGGAACCTCACCAGCCATAATCGCCCACCAATGATCTTCTTCTGGAGCATTGGTATCTGCAATCACACCAGACCAACTTGCACCACCCTCACGCATAGATGGATAACGACCAACACGCATAGTACACGCATCAATAATACTCTTAGGTATTTCTCTTGCTTCGTTAATCCAAACACCAGTAAGTTCCAAAGAAAGAAGTTTCTTTACATCTTCTGGTCTATCTAATGCTAGAAATATAATTTCCATATCCAAATCATTCTTTTGAACATGATGTGTATATGGTACTGACCAATGAAACTTTCCCCAAGTATCTTCTGGAAACCAGTCTAACCAAGTCTTTATAGTAGTTGTTCTTAACTGTGGGTTTGTATTTCTAATTACAGCCCAACGAGATTTACGAACACCTTCTTTATTTTTCTTTTGTTCAAGACTTCTACGAAATACTTCAACACAACAAGCAACAGACTTACCAGAACCAACTGGACCTCTTATTCCTCTAAAAAAATTAGAGTCCTTCATAAAAGATTTTAGTATTTCACCATCTGGTTTGTAGTTAAAGCTAGGCACTATCTATCATCAATCTTATGGTCAATAGCCACTTTAAGTAGTTTTTCTACAGTTTCTGGACCAATGACTGCAATCAATTTATCAGCTTCGTAATCAGTCGCAAATTGCTTGGGAAAGTGTTTAAGATGTACTGTCTTTACCACGTTCCTTAACATTCTGCGTTCTTTATCACTCAAGGTATGTAAAAAACTCATGTTCGATACTTCTTAACTTTCTGTGCAATCTTCTTTGGTTGCCTTACAAACTGCTTGCCGGAACGATTACCTTTTGCTTTTGCACGATTGGTTGCTGCTTTCTCACTTGCACTTAATGCTTTCCAAGCTGCATCTGGTAAATATCTTTTCTTACCTTTTGATGGAGAGCCATCAGAAGTTCTCCACTTCTGTTTACCCCAGTTAAGTAAAGATCGTTGAGGAGCTTTCATTAAGTTCCAACTTCCTTCTGTGCTTTCTTATGTGCTTTTGTAAATGACAAACCTTTTCTCATAGCAATACGCATCATCTTCATATGTTTTGATGTATGATGCTTTGAATGTTTTTTTAAAGTATCTTCTTGCCTTTTAGTTAGTTTTATCATTTGTAACCTCCACCTTTGGCTTTATACATTCTAGCCAGCATCTGCGCTTTTCTAGCTGACCATTGCCCTGGTCTACCACCTTTACTACCAGCTTTGATTCTGTTGAATAAACTTTTTCTCATTGAAGGTTTGGTATAATTACCAGCTGCGTTTACTGCCATTATGCTTTATTCCTTTTACTGATTGCTCTTGCTTTGGCTCTAGCATCTGCTTTCGAACTAGCACCCCAAGCTTTTAAACTAAGAAGAAGTCTGGTAGGCTTTCCCTTAGAATCTCTTTCTGGACCTTTCATATTTCCCATACGAGCTAAGAAAGATGCACGACGAGGATTATCACCACTCTTCACTGGTGGCTTGAGAGTACCTTTCTTATAGCTTGCTCTGCCTTTGGCATTCAAACCACCTTTGGGGTTCTTACCCTCTTTTCTTTGCCAAGCTGGTGTCTTTGCCATCTATTTTTTTTCCTAATTCATCAACATATTTTTGAGTAATATGATAGGTATATTCTTGCTCTAAATTAAATTTAATTACAGCTATACCATTCGCAATAGACATTACCTCACATACCATTGGAGAACCCTCTAAATAATCAACTAATGTTTTTATAGATTCCATCTTATTTCGTTCTGCCATAGCGACCTCCTAACTAACCATTAAATATTTTTTAGAGCTTTTCAAGCTAAAAATGTTTGTGAAGGACTACTTACCGTAACAGAGTCGCTATTTTCCCCCCCAGCCCCCCAGAGGGGGTACAGTAAGATTAAATTAATATGTAGACAGATAACCCAATAAATATAGTACGAGCTTGCGAGTTCCTTTTAGTCAAGGGATATGTTTACTTTGATATCCCCAGCAACAAGATGCTGGTGTTTATCAGGAGCTTTGAACCCTGCTCGATCCAGTATATCCTTGCTTGCTTCTAGCTGAACGTACTCACTCTTAGCATCTTGTGAAAGCTGGAGTAACCTATGACTAGCTTTCGTAGCGTTGAGTCCTATACTTTCCGATACTTGCAACATCAAGTAAGCTTGCACGTTTGGATTCTTGAGAGCCTTGCTAGCACTGACTCTACCACTTTCTCCCTTTGCATACCCAGCTACTTCACTAGCTTTCTTGATGCTGCATCCAGTTGCTACGAGTGTATCCACCAGCTTTCGTTGTTTTGCGGTGATCGTAGACTGATCTGCGAGGTTCTTGAGTGTGTTCATGAGTTGCATGAAACTCTATCTAATCGACCATGTCAATAGCGAAATGGGGATAGCTTCACCGAAACTGAGTGCGTGATGCGCGCATCACACACACTTATTATTGACCCCACCATCCCACCCAAAAGGCATCCCAACTGTTGAGATTGTCTCGGTTGTTCTTCGCTTTGTCTGTATGTATCCCCTCCTTGTGAATGGACTGCGCTAACCTAGCAAAATCTGGCTTCGGGGGATTCGGGCAAGCCGAACGCCCAAGCTATGTCAAATCGCGTAGGTTTGACATAGCTTCCAGATTTAGCGAGGTGATCTCATTCAATTAACAAAGGAGTGAATACAATGACAAAGACAAAGAACAATTCAACAATCGCAACAGTTGGTATACCTTTCAGTATATTAGGTTTGAGTACCTTGAAAGGTATTTGTAATACCGTATACGGTAGAATTGCTACCGCAGAGAGTAAGAAGTTACCAGACTTGAGAGCAAGTATGGATACTGAATCAGGTATCAATGGTGATGATAGTCCTTACTACAAAAAGATGGAAGATATCTACAATGAGATTGAAGCTGATATTGCTACACTTCGTTCATACGTTGCACCGTTTGAAGCAAAGTACAATGAAATGAATAGTATGATTGGTGATGGTAGACCTTTCAAATACCAACCATTCGTACCAATGGCAAAGGCTAGTTAATCTAGCCTATACCTACAGGGCTTAATTGTCCTGTAGGTTTCTTTATAACTTGACACTATGTCCTAGTATGATACTATTGGTAATTATAGCAAATGAAAGGGGATACACATTATGGCTATACCACAACAAAAAAAATTGTTTGAACCAGCACATTATAACTGGTTCATAAAACACTTAGGTCCAGATATTCCATTAAAGATGGTGGGATTAGTAGCAGATAAATTCGAAAGTATGGATAGGGATTTCAATAAAGAATGGTTCCTTTCTGAAATGTGGTCTGTAAATGAAGAACACAATCAGCTTATAGAAGAGTATGCAAATTACATGACAAAGATGGAGAATGTGTAATGAGCTATGTAAATAATAATTTAATACCAGAAATTGAATCTGATCTCAATGGACTATGTGTTGAGTATCATCAAGAGTTTGGATCATTTCAAAATGTAAGTGAAGCTACCAACTGGGTAGCAAAGAAACTCAATCGTAATACTGAGTTTGAAAAAGGTATCATTCAAGAAGTTGTTGAAGAACACTGGAATGAATACTGGGCTGACTATCCATGATTAGGTATTACATCACTGAAGCAATGGCAGCTGTCGCTGTCATTGCATTCGTTTCGTTTATAATTTTTATTTCATAGGAGAATATGATGCAACTATTAACAAAAAAAATAGAAAGCCAACTGCGTGCTAACCATAAAGCTAACGCAGATGGCGAGAAAACATTTGCACCGATTGTAAAACTATTCAATCCGTATGGTGTAGGTACTTGGTATCTATCAGAACTAGATGACAATGACATTGCATTTGGTTATTGCAATTTAGGTTATGAAACTGAGCTAGGCTATGTAGATTTGAACGAGTTAAAATCTACGGTGTTACCTTTTGGTGGTAAGATTGAACGAGATTTATATTGGAGTGGAGATATACAATGAGAAGTTATAATATTTGTGGAGAACTACGTCACTATTCAACTGGTGATATGATACATACAAGAGGTCAAGCTTGGGTATTGGACCAAGATGAATATGATCCTGATGTATGGTGGGCTAAAAATAAAGATGGTGAGGAGATTGAATTTATACCAGGTACAGAAGATCATCATGAATCATTCAATGAATCACACATCAAACAAAAACTAGGTTTGTATTGATGAAGCCTTGGAACGATTACAGAGCTATCGTAAAACTGTTACACCATGAGAGAATATATCATGGTGTAACTCAAGCTGATCTTGCACACAAGATAGGAATATCAGAGTCAACACTTAGTAAATGGGAGCATGGATATAGAACTCCAAGTATATATAATCTACTAGCTTGGTGTGATTCACTTGATATTAGATTGATAACAGAACCATATCCAAAACCAGATGACTCATAAAAATAAAAGAAAAGGAACATACCATGAGAAATGGTTTGTAGACTGGTTGATAAAGCTTGGCATAAAAGCTAAACGTCAACCCCTATCTGGCAGTTTAGGTGGTGAGTACCGAGGTGATATAATTTTGTCCCCAAGGAACAAAAATTATATTGCCGAGGTAAAGTATCGAACCACCGATAAATTTCCAAGTCCGTTCAAGGTACTAGATAAGCGTGACATAGCCTTTTACAAAAGAAAGACTGGAGAACCACAAGTAGTAGTAATTATGTCAGCAAAAACTTTTGAAGAAATAATAAGGGATACACAAAATGAAACCAATAATACCACTTGATTATATAGCTGAGGTACTCAATGAATCTGGTAAAAGATTCTATATATCAGAATATATATGGGGAAAAGATGGAGGTAATTGTAAATACCGTAAAGGTGAAGAAACTTATGAAGAAGATGCCAACAAATTTGTTCATGAAAAATTTAGTAAATATAATTGGTGGCATAATAAACACTCAACTTACTGGGGATTTGTTGAGAATACAAACGTAGAAACATTTGAAATAGAATGGAATAGAATAACGATTGATGTAAAGATTAATCACTTTGGTTATTGCTTAGAGAAGAATGGTGGATCACATCACCATGAATATTCTTATGAAGCCAGAGGTAATAAAGTAGAGTTTGTAAAACAAAAGAATGGTCTTTATTACGCAGAAGATACTATTCGATTACCAACAACAAGCACTGGCTATCGCTCTGGTCATATAATTAGAAGAGATGCTAGTCAGTATATTAAAGCCAACGAACTAAAAGAATATATACTTAGTGAACTTGGAGAACCACCAGCACAAGGAGATTTATTCCTATGACACTCAAAGAAAAATGGTGGGAATGGCATAAAGATAACCCACACGTTTGGAAATTGTTCGAAAAATTTTCACTCGTTGCTATTGCAGCTGGTCATCAAAAATGTTCTGCTTGGTTAATAGTGAATCGAATAAGATGGGAAACAACTATTGTTACCAAAGGTACAGATTTTAAAATATCTAATGATTTCATAGCTTTATATGCTAGGCTTTTTCATGTAAGATATCCTCAGCATGATGGATTTTTTAAAATTAAAAAGATGAATATGAATAGGGAATGGAGAGGTGATTAATGAGTTTTAGTTTAATGGCTAAAGTATGGAGTGATGATACTATTGATGATGGTATATGCAAATTTATTTTACTTTGTCTTGCAGATTATGCAAACAATGAAACACGTGAATGTTATCCAAGCTATACATCTATTGCAAAAAGAACAGGTTTTGCACTACGAACTGTAAAAAGCAGAATACAAATGCTTAGCGAAAAAGGTTATTTAAAAATAAAATCTGGAAATAGTTTCAAATCAAATACATACTATTTGTATCCAAATGATAAAGAGGTAGTGCATGAGGTGCACCACGTAGTGCATGACATGCACCACGTAGTGCATGAGGTGCACCCTAACCTATCAAGTAACCTAGATAACTCTATAAAGGAAGATTGGAAACCAAAGAAAAAAACTATTGAAGAGATTGATCGCAAACATGGAAAGGGGATACTCAATCATGACAATGAAACATATAAGTTTATCAACTACTATCTTGGCACAGACCCAACGAAATACAAAGACTGGGAAAGGGGATACCATAACTGGTGTGCCAGAGAAGCTGAACGATCAGCAAAAATCACAAGCATTAACAAGTTTAAAGCAAGTCGAACATCCAATTCTAACGGATCAGTCAATGGCTTATATGCTGGACTCATTGCAGAATTTTCCAATGATAAAGAAACTGAGACGTAGAGTTTCTGATCCAAGTATTGCCAGGTTAGAACTTGATGTTGAGTCAAAAGAAATACTTGCTCGAGCAAAAACAGAAGTATTAAAAACATTGGTGCCATTACCAAAAGCTGAAATAATTCAAAGACTTACGTGGCTTGCAAGTGTTGTTCAAACAAAAGGTGGTGTTGAAGATATGACAGTACGTATCAAAGCACTTGCACAAAATCTTGAAGATGTACCAGCTGATATTACAATCTTTGTTATCAAAGAAATATCGCAAGAAGAAGAATGGTTTCCAAGTTGGTCAGCATTTTATCAAAGATTAAAACATAGAGTTTACAATAGAAATTTATTTTTAGATAAATTAAATATGGTAGCTTTCAATGAATAAAATAATATTATATAGTTTACTTACTGTTGTTCATTTTGATACTGAAGAAGCTTGCCAGATGTGGTCAGATAAAATCTATGGCGAGGGATACAAGTGTCATAAGACATATAAGTATGAAGAATTTTATTTAGAGAAACTACCATTGCAAAGACCAAGGATAGAGTATTATGGATATAAAAAAGTACAGCCATAAAATAAAAGTATTTCATGATAGATGGTTAAAGAAACCCAAAGAAGTGGAGATTTCATTGCCATATGTACCGCAAGATTTTACTAGACCAGATGAAGTAGTAGAGTCATTTCATATTGATTGGGAAGAAGAAAAGAAAAAGGGCAGCAGTTAGCTGCCCCAAGGGAGTTATAAAGATGGATTATGTTATAAAAAAATAATATTGCTTTACATTTTTATAGTCAAGTAATATAATTTTTTATTGAAAGGGATACACATGAATCGTAAAGGCTTTATTGGTGGATCAGATTGTGCAAAGATTATGTCTGGAGATTGGCATGATCTATGGCTAGTTAAAACTGGTCAAAAAGAACCAGATGATTTATCATTTAATCACCCGGTACAGATAGGTATTCTTACAGAACCATATAATCTTTTTGTGTTTCAACAAGAGTATGATGTAGAACTCGAGAACCATCAAAAAGAATATACTATGAATTGGAATGGTGTACCATTGAAAGGTACAATAGATGCTTCAGTAGTAGGTATGCAAGCTATTGTTGAAGCAAAACATACAAGCTCATTTAATAAATTAAATATTCAGATCGATAGATACACACCACAGATACAGTTTTATTTATGGCTATCGAATAGTAGCTTATGTTATTTCCCAAACTTTTTTGGTAACGGAAATTCATGGAGATGTGGGGTCATAGAAAAAGATGGAGAGTATATTGATAGGCTCAAGAATATACTTCCCAAGTTTTGGTCACACGTAATCAATAATACTGAGCCAGAAGAAGGGATACACAATGTCGAATAAAAATAATTTAAACTTATGGACTGCAGTTGAAAAAACTAATCCAGCACATACAAGAAAGGCACCAAGTAAGTTTGGAAAAACTATTAATACCATAGATGCTATGCACCAGATCAGAAATGTTACTGAAAGGTTTGGTCCAGTTGGTAGTAATTGGTCATACACTGTAGAATATGATTATCCTACACTTGGAAATATTATGATGGTGATTGCAAAGGTTACTGTTACTACATTATATGGATCATTTGGACCTGTAGCTGGAGCAAGAGCTATGATAAATCTTGATGCACCCAAAGCAAAAACAAATGATGATGCACCAAAGATGGCACTTACAGATGGTCTTACAAAAGCAATATCACATCTAGGTTTTAATGCTGATGTGTTCTTAGGAAAGTTTGATGATAACAAATATGAGGATAATAAATCATGGTAGAACAATACGATAATAAAAATAGTGGTGCTTGCTTTAAGCCTTACAATCAAAATGATAGATTGATATTAAGTGGCAAACTTGATATTGATGGGATTGAACATAGAATTGTTTGTATAAATGAAGAAACAAAAAATGGTACAAAGGTAGTGCAAGTATATACAAAGCTATGTACTCTTTGGAATAATGAAAAGACAAATGATAATCAACCAGATAAAGGTGGACCTCTCGAAGAAAAATTTAATAAAGATACTCCATTAAAAATATCTGCATGGAGAAGAAAAGATAAGAATGGTAATGATTATCTAAGTCTAAGTATATCTGAGAAGATGCAAAAGAGAACTGAGTTTGATGGTGCATATCAGCATATGGAAGAAAAGAAAACTCCAATAGATGATGATATACCATTTTAGGAAAGAAAAATGAGCAAATATAGATATTCAATCGCTACATTAAAATGGGATGATATATGTGGAGAAGGCTATATTATCTGGAATAAAAAAAGATGGAACCAATGGGGATGGGTTACTAAAGCTGATGCTTTATCAGATTGGGAGTCTGATCTTAAGAAACTGTATAAAGATAACAATGAATCGTTTAGAAAAAATCCTAAAAAAGCATTAGGTATGGAAGATTGATTAGGAATATACTAGAGTTGATTTATAACTATGAATAGATTCGGAACCATTCACCAATTAACTCTAGTATAACATATAACGTATGGCTATGGTTTGTGTATCCCAATTCCACCATAGCCATACACCAGACTCGATATGACACTTATGATAGATATGACTATGACCTACCAGTGGAGATGTAAATGACAAGAGCGCAATTCCTAAGAGAAGTCGGAGATACACTAGATAAAAGGCAACACGTCTATGGTAATCCAACTGACAATCTTAGAGCCATAGCTAAGTGTTGGTCAGAATATAAAGATATGAATTTCACATACTTGGATGTATGCATTATGATGATACTCACAAAAGCTATGAGATTAAGACAACAGCCTAATCATGAAGATTCATATAAAGATATTGCTGGTTATGCTACACTAGCTATGGAGTTTATTGAGAAAGCTCAAAATGAGGACCATCAATAAAAGGTCTACGCCCTTGTCCTTTTCTTAGATCAATATAATCATTCATTGCATCTTGCATTGAACCATCATACTCTCTGATATCTGGTATGTGCCAGGCACAACCCCAACGAATACCCACATCACATATCTCTGCTGCTCTCTTTATGGCATCTGCAATGTTATCATAAAGATTCAGCTCCCATGATGCCCTCGAACCAACATAGGCCATGAGATCGACGGCATCACCAGTCAAATGTTTTGATTTCATTGTTTGGCTTGCACCTTTGGCAACAAGTTCCTTTTGTTCTTCCAAAGTTCTGAGTCCTTGAATCACTCCGAAATCGACGGTGGTGTGTTCAATGGCACTGGTCACAACAGCTACAAGTTCTGTCTTTACACCAGTTAATTTATCTTTACTTCTTTGTGAAAGTTTAAACATTATGTATCTCCTCCAAATAAACTTCTTCCTTTGTTTGGTAGTGCTATATTAACGGATGCATCTGCACCAGTTATTCCAAAGTTTCTAAACAATGTACCTCTTGTTCTTGGTCGAACACTAAAAGAAACTCTTGTTGGATCAGATGATCCTAAGTCCTCAGCTAAATTAAAAAAAGATGTTTGTGCTACATCTAATCTATTTGTACTACCACCAGAATTATACAATATTCTATTTGGTTCTGAAATATATGTTGAACTCTCTGGTGTTTTATCAACAAAACTTTTCAAAGAAAAAACTTCATCCTTATCTTGTGATGATGGCATTTCAATATATATTATTTCTTGTGGTTGAAATACTTCAGCTGGTTTTGTTTGTGCAGTTTTTGTTTCAACAGGAATACCACTTCCACCTTGACCTGTACCAGTTCCCTCTGGATTCTTATAATACTTATCCCCTACCGTACCAGAATAATTTGTTCTATATTTATCTTCTAATGCTCTAAACTCTTCTTTTTGTTTAGCAGTAGGTTTATCATCTTTAGTCGTACCATCTGGTCTTACTTTGGGTCCAGCAGTCCCAATAGATTTGGTCAGACTTTTTTTTTCTTTCTCTCGGAAGTCTTTATCTTTCTGTTTTTTTGAAGCTTCTTTATATTTATCCTTTGTACTTTTAATTTCTAATGTTTTGACTTGTGGTTCTGGCATTACTTCTTACCTCCAAAAAATTTAGTTGCTGATCTTATACCAAATGATGCAGCAATCACCACACCAAAAGAATATGTATACCATGCTGGAGCTTGTTCCAATGCTTGGAATCCAGCGAATGCCATCTGCCTTGTGTCATCATTAATAAAACAAAGAAGGAATGGTATGGATAACAATATGGTAATCCATTCATCCTTCCAGCTAGATTGTGTAGCTTTGATAGCTTCCAAATCCCAGTCTATTTCACCAGTCAGTTGTTTCTTTTGTATTTCTGCTTTTACTTTTTGAGTTTGCACTTTGCCATCTACATAACTAGATGCCAATGAGCCTAAAGATTTAACGATTGTTAGTATCATTCTTTCTTTCTCCGTTCATCCAGATTCCAAAGCAACCAGTTAAAGCACCCATACATACAGATACTAAACCACTTTGCTGTATCGTTGGATTGTCTAATGCCATGTACCAATGCACACTTTGATAAGTAAGTATGGTAACAACAAGCATCATCAATCTAGGAAATATTTTATAATCATCTATAATGGTAGCTGGCATATATCCTCACTTAATAAATATCCACTTGGGTTCAAACCATGTACACCAAACATAAGACAAAAGTACAATAAAAACAAATATAATATCTTTTTCAGACATCTTGTTGCTTCTTTAACCAGATTGCAAAGAAAATTAAACCTATAATTGAGCATACAAGAACAACAACAAACACACCTTCGATAATCTTTTGTGTTAGTTCTTGTCTTTTATAGATTAACTCTTGTCTTTGTTTGCGTATCTTGCCTTCCATCTTGAGCAAATCATCCCAAGCTTTGACACCAAACTTAAACTTAACATACTGTTGTAATTCATATCGTTGCTTTTCCATAGTCTTTTGAGCAACCAAACTCTTCATGGCAGCTTCTTCAACTGAGTCACCACTTAACATCTTTTTATAAAAGGGAGGATTTTTTGTAGACTTAACAGCTTGCTCTATATCAGAGCTAGCTTTCATCCATCTTGATAGATCACCAGACATACCTTCCAGATCACGACCAATAGCAAATGCTTTCTTGATGTTGTTAAATGCAGCAGTCGATAGGCTAACTGCAGTAGCTATCGACGCTGGATCAAACATTACTTCTTCTTAGATGCCATTATCTTTCTTTTAAGACTAGCTGGCAAAGTCTTTTGTTTTTTAGTAAGACCATTTTTTTTAGGTGGTCTACCTTTCATTGAACCATAGGTTCCTTTTCCCATTGGCATATTAGTCCTCCTTTATTACCACGGTTTTCCTGATCCCTGTGTGGGAGTTTTGCTTAATGCAATCTGATTAGCTACACTATCTTCGTAAGCTTTTACTTGGTCACTTCCAATAATAGCCTTTGCCCAGGTCACACAATTCTCATGTGACACCTTTGAGTATTCAATAAACGTACCTGATGGTTCAGGTATACCTATTGATCCATACGTTCTACCTCTATGCGTTACAGTTTCACCATCAGTTGTTACATCCTCACTGTCAGTACATTCCCAATGTAATGTCGTTATTTGATTATCACCTTTTGACCCTTTGATGTCATATTCAGTGTTTACAATTGTCCATGTTGCTGCCATGTTATACTCCTTCTAATGCTGTTAATCTTGCTTCTATTGCCGTAAATCTGCTTTCATTATAACTTGCAATGAAACTTAATAATTCTGGATACCTTACGCCCATCCTTGTTTGTTCTTTCCCATCATCATTTGTCCAAGTGTCACTGCAAAACAAAGCATACTTGGTAGCGTCTAAACCTTCTGCTTCAAAAGCTGCCTTGACTTCTTGAGCAACAATTCCAGAGTGTGTTCTAGCTTTGTCTGCCTTTTCTGTGACTTTATCTTTCCATCTAAAGGTCTTAAATAATGTTGATAAACGCTTACCCACAGCTAGTTCTGCTATAGTCATAGATGCTATGTCTTGCTTTTCATTTTCATCTGATGTTTGGATTGTGCCATTGGTAGCAAAAATGTCATCCATACGAAAAGATGAATTTCCAAGGTCTACAAGATTGTCTGATGTATCTGAGTTTTTCATTGGAAGAATGGCTGAGTTATCATTAAAACGCCAACCACAGTTATTTACTCCAGAAGCAAATATTTCCATACCAGAAGCTGTAGACCCAATAGTTCCTATATTACTGCCATCTTTGCGAAAATCTAAAAGCTGACCATGACTGTTCTGTCTATTAAAATAAGCTGCTTGTACACCATTTACAGAAGATGCAATTTGCCCATTTGCATAAACATTAAAACCATAAACATCTGAACTATTATTGTAAGCTGTTGACGCAGTTGTACCCACCAATAAATTACCAGAGCTATCTATCCTCATGCGTTCTGTAGGAGTAGCAGAACCATCAGGTGAGGTTTTAAAGATTAATCTTCCAGGCATATCTGTAGTATCACTACTACTAAAAGGTGTGCCATCTACCTCACAAGCTATTGTGGCGGCATTTTCCATTCCAGAGCCATCTGAACCTTGAAAAACTATCGTTCCAAGTGTATCACCATCTTGAACTACTGTATGTGAACCAACTGTTGTATTTCTAGTTTTTCTAAATACAAGGTGACTTCCAAAGGCATCTGATGCAGCTTCTTCAAGATATAAACTAGAGTTTGCAGATGCAATTCTAAGCTCTCCATTTATATCTAATTCAAAAGATGGGTCTGTCCTTCCAATACCAACATTACCTGAACTATCTATCCTCATGCGTTCTGAAGCATTAGTTAACGCAACTAAGTTAGAACCATCTGCACCGATTTGAACATTATTCCCTGTTTCAGTATTATTTCTAAACACCATTTTTACAGCAGAATTATCTGTATCAAGTATGGCTGTAATTTGACTATCATTAGGA